TGGAAGAAAGACACAGCAGGTTTTAAATGTAATGATTTACCAATATCATCTTACTGCGCAAGGGGAACATGTTTAAAAAGAAAATTTGGTATCGGTGGTCACTTTGATTCTCAATGGCCGTCAGTGTCAGGTTTAATTAGAATAACTTACAAACCTGATCATGAATATTTTTTTAATGTTGAAGTTGCAGCAGATAAAATTGTGCAAGTGCACGCTAAAAGTATAAAACAATTTAATGAAATGAAACAAATGCGTAGCTTAATTGCAGATCACACAACAACATATCCACCTACTATTAAAGAAAAAGAATATCAAAATATATTAAACGGATTGTGGGCAACCATGGAAACTATTCAACCACCTGCAGGTACAAACCCTATAGACATGTTAAAAAAAGAATTATTTACATATGTTAACGGACCAAGAGCAAGTTCTTATGCAGCATTTAAAAGTGGTTCTGTATTACATGAAGATAAACATTTTTATTTTATATACGATAAATTTTATGATGAATTAAAACGTGGAGACTGGACTCAAGAAAGATCTAGAACAGGAACTATGATTAAACAATATTTTAAAGGTGAGTTTGATTATCAAAAAAGATTTCCAAAAGGCGATAACGATGAGTCGTTTCCACCGCTACGAGTTTTAAAACTTCCAAAAGAAGGTTTAGAAAAAGAAGAAATACCAGAAGAAATAATAGAAATAGAAGATAAGGAGAATATAGTATGAAGAAGCCACCTAAGATTTATATATCAATGCCAACTTATGATTTGATGCAAGTATCAACTTGTCTATCGTTGGTAAAATTATTTAATAAATTTACGCTTGCAAAAATACAGGCGGAGATAGGAACGTTTAAATGTCCTTACGTTGGTTACGGAAGAAATGTATTAACAGCAATGTTTTTAGAATCAGGTTTTGATTATCAATTGTTTATAGATGCAGATTTAGAATTTGAACCTGACGTTGTAGGTCGTATGATTTTATCTGAAAAAGATGCAATTTGTGTTCCTTATAGAAAAAAAACACAAGACAATGTGGTTAAGTTTTCTGTAGAGTTTGAAGACCCAATGAATATCCAGATAGATCAAAAAGGCATTGTAGAATTAAAAGCAGGACCTGCAGGTTTAACATTAATTCATAGAAAGGTTTATGAAAAATTAATTAAAGATAATCCACATCTTAAAATAAAACAAAAAGAAATAATATCTGAAAAAGCAAATTCATACTTTTATAATTTTTGGGATACCACCTTTGGTAAAGATGGAACTTGGTGGGGTGAAGATGTCAACTTTTGTAATCTAATCAAAAAATCAGGTTTTAAATTTTATGGAGTAGTAGATGGAAAAACAACACATCACGGATCATATGGCTGGACGGGCTCACTCAAAGATGGGTTTAAGAAAGCCAATGGAAAAGATCAATAAAATCTACGGACCACCGGGTACGGGTAAAACGTTTAGATTAATTAGACGTGTGAAAGCATACGAACGTATGGGTGTGCCTTTACACAAAATAGGTTATTTTGCATTTACCAGAAAAGCTGCAGAAGAAGCACGTAAAAGAATTGATGTATCTGAAAAAGAAGTTCCATACTTTCAAACTATACACGCATTTTGTTATCACTTACTTGGACTAAGTGAAGAAGATATTATGCAGCCATATCATTACGAGGATTTAGGTAAAAAATTAAATGTGAGAGTTTCGTTTACAGATAAATATAACGAGGAAGAAACACATTTTTTAACTTGCAATAACCCATACTTTCAGATGATACAAAGGTCAATAAACAAAGACATAACAATAAGACAAGAGTTTGATTTAAACGAACATGATAAAAAACAAGTCAACGACTTTGACACACTAAATCACATTTATAAAAATCTTCAAATATATAAAGAAAAAAATAATCTTTTTGATTTTAATGACATTGTAAAAGCAGTGTTAAACTCTGATAAAGTGCCATTATTCAAAGCTATATTTATCGATGAGGCTCAAGACTTATCACCATTGCAATGGCAACTATACGATAAATTAAAATATCATTGTGAGCAAATGTATTTAGCTGGTGATGATGATCAAGCTATTTATGCATGGGCTGGAGCTGATGTAAAAAGATTTGTAAAAGAACCCGCAAGAGAGATTGTTTTAAGAAGATCAAGACGTGTATCTAAATCAGTGCAAGAAGAGTCTACCAAACCCATTAATAATATTATTGGAGTTAGAAAATTAAAAAAATATTATCCAAGAGATTATGAAGGTGAGTCACATTACATATCAGATCTTAACCAAGTTGATTTAACAAAAGGTAAATGGCTTATTCTTACAAGAACAAAAAGTAATCTATTAGATATTATGAAAGATTTAAAACGTAAAAATTTTTATTATCAAAGTAACAAAGGTAAAAGTTTTAAGGTTGGTATGTACGAAGCTGCAGTCGCATATACTAAATGGACTATGGATGAGTTATTGGATGATAAGGAAATAAGCGCAATAAAAGAATACATACCAAATGCAGATTGGGATGCTAAAGTTCCATGGTATGATAAATTTGTAGCCGATCAAAAAGAAATTTTATATTTAAGAAATTTAATTGCATCAAAAGAAAATTTAAAAGACAAAGCAAGAATATGGCTGTCAACTATTCATGCAATAAAAGGTGGTGAAGAAGACAATGTAATTTTATCTTTGCACCAAGGTCGTACCATTCAACAAGGAATTAAATCAAGTGTTGACAAACAAGATGAAGAGCATAGAGTGTGGTATGTCGGGATCACGAGAGCAAGAAATAATTTATATAAACTGAGAGCAAAAAAGAAATTAAGGGAGTATCAACTATGACAGACAAAAAACTATTTGATGAAGCGTTTCCACAATATACTCAGGTCGGCGGGAATCATTACACTAAGTTTCTCATTCAGCCTTACGAGTTTATTTCAAAAAATGATTTATCGTTTTTTCAAGGGAACGTTATAAAATACGTTTGTAGATATCAGCGTAAAGGCGGAGCAGAAGATATTAAAAAAATAATACACTACTGCCAATTAGAGTTAAAAAAAATAAATGATATGAAAAAGAAATGATATTACCACAAACAGAGTGGGTTCAACCTACAGAGTATCCAGATCTTAGATCATATGATGAGATTGCCATAGATTTAGAAACAAGAGATCCAGATTTAAAATCAAAAGGTTCTGGTGCAGTTATAGGCAATGGTGAGATTGTAGGCATATCTGTAGCCACTTATAATGATACCTGGTATTTTCCAATCGCTCATCAAGAAGGACCCAATATGAACAGAGATAAAACTTTAGAGTGGTTTAAAGATATTTTAGAGTGTCCGGCTACGAAAATATTTCATAATGCTATGTACGATATATGTTGGATACGTGGTTTAGGTTTAAATATCAATGGTTTAATAGTCGATACAATGATTGCATGCTCGCTATTAGATGAAAATAGATTCTCTTACACACTTAATACTTTGTCTTGGCATTTTTTAAATGAAGGTAAGAACGAACGAGCACTAAATGAAGCTGCAAAATCAAGAGGACTTGATCCAAAAGCTGACATGTGGAGACTACCAGCACATGAGGTTGGAGCATATGCAGAAAAAGATGCAGAGTTAACTTTTAAACTTTGGCAACACGTAAAAAAATTATTAATTGAAAATGATTTAGAACAAGTTTTTAATCTTGAAACGGATCTTTTTCCTTGTCTTGTGGATATGCGTTTTTTAGGAGTTCGCGTAGATACTCAACGAGCCTACGAGTTGCGTAAGGAATTGATAGGACAAGAGCAGCTGTTATTGCGAGAAATTCAAAAACAAACAGGAATAGATACCCAAATATGGGCAGCAAGATCAATTGAAAAAGTTTTTCAAAAATTAAATTTATCTTACGAACGTACCGCAAAATCCAATGAACCTTCATTTACTAAAAATTTCCTTTCTAATCATGAGCATCCTATCATACAAAAGATAGCAGAAGCAAGAAAGATTAACAAAGTAAATACAACATTTATAGACACTATATTAAAACACGAACATAAAGGTAGAATCCATGCAGAAATAAATCAAATTAGATCTGATGATGGTGGAACCATTACAGGTAGATTTAGTTATGCTAATCCAAACCTACAACAAATACCAGCACGTGATCCTGTGTTAGGTCCGATGATTAGAAGTTTATTTATACCTGAACAAGGAATGAAGTGGGCTTGTTTTGATTACTCGCAACAAGAACCAAGACTTGTAGCACACTATGCACTACGTTATGGTTTGCCTTCTGTAAATACAATTGCAGATTCATATGACACTGACCCGTCGACCGACTTTCACAAAATCGTAGCAGAAATGGCAGAAATTCCACGTTCACAGGCAAAGGTGATCAATTTGGGTCTTTTTTATGGTATGGGTAAAGCTAAATTACAAGCAGAGTTAGGTGTATCTAAATTTAAAGCGGAAGAATTATTTGATAAATATCACACCAAAGTTCCGTTCGTAAAACAATTAATGAATGAAGTAATGAAAGCTGCATCTAAAAAAGGTCAAATAAAAACTTTGTTAGGTAGAAGGTGTAGGTTTCCTAAATACGAACCTATCCTTCGTGGATCAGATTGGGGTAAATATATTCCAGCTGAAGATGAAGAACGTATGCAAGATTTACAAAAGATGGGGCCGTACTTAAAGAATGATGAAGATGAAATATTAAAAGACAAAGATGGTAATCCTAAAAAAAATTATTGGCACAACAATCCAACTCGTAGAGCTTTTA